TGATTTTCTAAATTTTCTAAAATGAATAAAATAAATATTACGTTTCTAATAAGATGTGTGCAAAAAGAAAATGATTACAAAGATTACATACAAATATATTTTTATGTTTTAAAATACAAAATTAAAATTTAAAGTTAAGTGACCAGCGGCATGGCACGAGCCCAGTCGGTGTCTAGAATACTAGAAAATGTTCCGAGGACCCTCATGCTACTGATATTAACAACCTAAATTACAAAAGGTCCCTATACAAATAATACAGGTGATTATGAGTTCAAAATGAGAAGATGACTTGCGCCAAATTCACCCTACAGTTTGAGTTAGCCTTACGCGTCGCGTGTCTTCCTGGCACTCTACTCAAATTGTGAGTTGATTATTGAACAAATAATGATATGAATAAATGATCCTAAATAAGACAAATTATACAATAAAATTACAATGTTTGCAACAAAACAACCACCGCTCGCCATGAGACGGACACGCTATCGATGAATAGGTCACATAGTTATACAATAAAAGGTAACTAAAATGAGATGACACACGTCACACTCTACAGTATCTAATAAAGGTTACAAACAAAGTAAAAGTCACACAGTTTTAAGTCTAAACTGGCAAACCCTTTCCGAGCCAGGCTTCATCCTCCTTGGATAGCCTAAACTCTCTATTTGTCACATCATGTGACAATGACACCCAATTTGTCATTGATGGGGGTGCCAAATGTGTACAACCTGCAGCTATGTCTCGTTGTGCATTTAGCTGCTTCGACCTGACCTTCAAACTCCACTCATCCCAGTCAAACTTCGTCTCTAAACCTACTTCTTTGAGTTGTTGTAGTAGTTTCTGAGTTTCTGTTTTTCCGTGATGTGCCATCATTTCCAGTCCTGTTTGAACTCGCAATTTTACGAGTTCTTCCGTGTTGTGTTGTTTCTTCTGCCAAGAAAGTTCTCGATGTATTACTTCTATTGGCAGTGGTGCATAGACAACTCCATCTTGTTGTCTAAAGGGTGATTTGAGGAATGTAAGATTCGTCAATGGTTCACTCGGTAGCAATTCTTCCGTTTTGCTAGCTGAGGTGACGGTATAACCTAGCTGAGATGCTACGTACGCTACATTCTCGCGATTGTAGTACGTTAATGTTTTATCATCAGCTGAAATTATAACGTCATCTCCATAAGTGAGACACCGAACAGAATCATCAAACTCCTCAAAGTCCACTGAAAGTCCTTCCAAGCGTCGACAGTACAAATAAC